CAATGGCTATGTGTACAGAAAAAGTTGTTATTAATGGTAAAAAGGTAACTTGTATGGGTACTTGGATACACAAAGGGGATAAAATCGGACAATTTGAACTTCATAGTGCTATGGAAATGCCACAATTAGTTAAAGTAGAAAGTTTTGGTAATGCAGATAGAGGTGGATTTGGTAGTACTGGCACAAAATAATTTAATAGGTAGAGAGTTTTTCTCTACCTATTTTTATGTCTACTTAAAAAAATATTTTAATTATCTGTTGACAGAATATAAAATCATCAGTATAATAAAGGTATAAATAAGATAGAAAGGAGAGAAGTTGTTGAAGATAGTCATAATAGGTTGTGGTTCAAGTGGTATTGCTTGTGCTATAACATTAATTAAAAATGGAATTAAAGGTGAAGACATCACGATTATCGAAAAAGGACACCTTATAGACAAAAGAAGATGTTTTGTAACATCAGACACACCTTGTAAAAAATGTAAAATATGCTCAATAGTACATGGTTGTGGAGGTAGTGGCTCATTTAGTGATAGTAAACTTAATTGGGATATTACAGGTAGAATAGGAGGTGATATGTCAGAGTTAATGACACAAGATGAAATAAAAGAGTATTTAATAAAAACATATGATATGTATAAAGATTTTGGTATAGAAGAATTTGATTGCGAAACTTGTGGAATGGATTATTCAGATGATGCACAAGAAATAGTTGATTTAATTAAAAATAATCCTAAGTTAGATATAGGAGAATGTGCAACAACTCATTTAGGAAGTGAACGTTCAAGAATAATATATAAACGTATGTTAGATTATTTAATAGATAATAATGTTCATATACTTTTTAATGTGGAAGTGGAAAATGTCGATACTGTTAATAAAAAAGTATGTATAAAAAGTGGTTATATTTCTTATGATAAATTAATTGTTGCTATGGGCAGAAGTGGTAATAAATTAGTCAAAGAAATATGTAGTAGCAACGATATAAAATATAGAAATGGCAAAGTAGATATGGGAGTGAGAGTAGAATGTCCTAATGAAGTAATGAAAAAATTAAATGATAATTTTTATGAATGTAAGATATACTTTCAAGGAACATTTGGAGATAAAGCTAGAATGTTTTGCACAAATCCCGGTGGATATGTAACCGTTGAAAGTTATGAAAATAATGGTAAAAAATTATTTACTGCTAATGGTCATGCATTTGCAGAAAAGAAATCAGACAATACAAATTTTGCAATATTAGTTACTAGAAATTTTAACGAGGATTGTCCTAATCCTTTAGAAAATTATGTATTCACGATTACCCAAGCTATGAACTCTTTAGGTAAAGGTTCTGTAATTCTTCAATCATTAAAAGATATTAAACTTAATAGAAGAAGTACAGAAGAAAGAATAAAAGAGTTAAATATTGTTCCAACTGCTAATGTATATAAAGGAGATATAACTTCTGTTATGCCATATAGAACATTAGTTACAATATTAGAATTTATAGAAGAACTTGATAAGGTTGTACCAGGAATAAATGGAGAAGACACATTATTATATTCAATGGAAGTAAAACTTCATAGCAACAAAGTTTTAATCAACAAGTACGGTAAAAGTTCAAATGACAACATATATTTTATAGGTGATTGTAGTGGTTGGGTAAGAGGTTTAACTACTGCTTGTTCACATGGTATATTATGTGCCGAAGATATATTAAAAAATATAAAATAAAATTTTAATTGAGTACAGGGATACTCGGAAAGGTATGGTGTTATTATGAATAAAATGAATTTTAAAAAAGGTATGAAAGATTGGATATTAAGTATACAACATTTATTTGCAATGTTTGGTGCAACAGTTTTAGTACCGTTATTAGTAGGTATTAATCCTTCTGTGGCAATATTAACTGCCGGTATAGGAACATTGATATTCCACTTGTGTACAAAAGGTAAAGTCCCTGCATTTCTAGGTAGTTCATTTGCATTTATTGCTCCTATAATTTCAGTTTCTAGTATGTATGGCTTTGAATATGTTCAAGGTAGCGTTATAGTTGTTGGTTTAGTGTATGCTTTAATGTCTTATTTGGTATATAAGGTTGGAGCAGAAAGAATTTCTAAGTTCTTACCACCACATATTGTAGGTGCTATGATTATAATAATAGGTTTAACATTAATACCAAGTGCAATAGCAAATGTTCAAACTCATATTTCAGTAGCAACAATAACATTAGCAGTTTCATTATTAATAACTTTCCTTGGCAAAGGTTTCTTTAAACAATTAGGTATATTAATGGGTGTTATAGTAGGTTATTTATTAGCTTTATGGTTAGGTTTAGTTGATACTTCAATAATAGCAAATGCAAGTTTATTTAGTAACCCAATACAATTTACAGTTCCTAAATTTGGTTTAGATGCTATGTTAATAATAGTTCCATTAGCAATATGTACAATATTAGAACACATAGGAGATATAACTACAAACGGTACAGTTGTTGGTAAAAACTTTGTTAAAGAACCAGGATTACACAGAACTTTATTAGGTGACGGATTAGCAACTGCAATGGCTGGTTTATTAGGGTCAGTTCCTAATACAACATATGGAGAAAATACTTCATTATTAGCAATAACTAAAAATTATGACCCTAAATTATTAAGAAGAACTTCAATAATAGCAATAGTACTTTCATTCATAGGAATATTCGGAGCAGTATTACAATCAGTTCCGGCTTGTGTAATAGGTGGTATATCACTTCAATTATACTGCATGATAGCTTGGATAGGTGTTAAAAATATAAAAGATAATAAATCATATACAAGTATATACAAATTAGCAGTAATAATAGTAATGTTATTAATAGGATTAGGTAGCTTAGTAGGACTAAACTTTAGTATAGCATTAGGTAGTGTAACATTAAGTGGTTTATCACTTGCAGGAATTGTTGGTATATTATTAAATGCATTATTAATGAAATTAGATAAAAAAGCAGAATAATATATAAAGTCCACTTGAAATATAGTGGACTTTTCTTTAAAAAATATTTAATTATCTATTGACATAAGATAAAAATATAAGTATAATAAAGGTATAAATAAGATAAAGGAGATGATGATATGAGAAAGACAGAAAGAATATTATTAAATGAATACGGAGTAGATAAAGTAATTGATGCTAGGAATATGTGGTTTGTATATTATAATCCTATGGATAAAATTAATGGCTCATTTGAAGAAATGGAAGAAAGATTTTTATTTTTAGATATGGGAGAAATAGATTATGAAGACGGTTTTTATCCAACTATGTCGTTAGCACAAACTAAGAAAGTAATAGAAATAATGCAAGGATATGTAGATTATTATGAAGAATTTAAAGAAAGAAAAATGAAGGAGAATGAAAATGAGTAGATTAGAAATGAATAGATTAGAATGGGAAGAATATTTTATTAAAATAACTAAACTTGTAGCAGAACGTTCAAGTTGTTTAAGTAGACAAGTGGGAGCAGTAATTGTCAAACAAAATAGAATATTAGCAACAGGCTATAATGGTAGTCCAAGTGGAGTAAAAAATTGTTGTGATGAAGGGAGTTGTTTAAGAAAAGGTAGTAAAAGTGGAGAAAATTTAAATGAATGTATGGCAGTACACGCAGAATTAAATGCAATACTACAATGTGCAAAAATGGGTGTTTGTTGTGAAGATGCAACAATATATGTTACAACTTACCCATGTGTAAATTGTATGAAAGCAATTATACAAAGTGGTATAAGAAAAGTTGTTTATATAGAAAGTTATAATTCACCATTGACAGATAAATTAGTTGAATTAAGTGGAATAAAATGTATTCAATATAAAGAGAGTGATGAATAATTGAAAATAGGTATAATAGATGTAGATTTATTAGAAAGAGATAAACATAGATTTCCTAATTTAGCTTGTATGAAAATTGCAGGGTATTACAAAGAATTAGGATATAATGTAGAACTTTTAATGAATTATGATGAATTAAATGAATATGACAAAGTGTTTATATCAAAAGTATTTACAGATACACCTATTAATGAAGAAATATTAAAATTAAACAACGTTAAATATGGAGGTACAGGTTTCTTTTATGATAAAGCAGAACCACTTCCATATGAAATAGAACACCATATGCCATATTATGATTTATATAAAAAATGGGTAGATGAACAAATTAGTAACGGTAAAAAGAAAAGTGAGTTTGATTTTTATTTAAATTATTCAATTGGTTATATGACAAGAGGTTGTTTTAGACAATGCCCATTCTGTGTAAATAAAAATTATAAACAATCACTTAAACACTCACCTGTTAAAGAATTTTTAGATATTACTAGAAGAAAGATATGTTTATTAGACGATAATGTATTAGCTTGTTCTAAATGGAGAGAAATATTTGAAGAACTTAATTCAACAAATAAAAGTTTTATATTTAAACAAGGTATGGATGAAAGATTATTAACGAAAGAAAAATGTGAGGTTATATTAAAATCAAACCATGTAAATGATTATTTGTTTGCATTTGATAATATAGAAGACAAAGATATTATAATAGAAAAATTAAAATTATGGAACTCTTGTGGTGGGGTTAAAGCACATTCAAATAGATTTTATGTATTTTGTGGTTTTGATAGACAAGATAAATATGATGATGATTTTTGGATACAAGATATAATAGATACTTTTGAAAGAATAAAGATATTAATGGAATATGGGTGTATACCTTATATTATGAGATATAAAGATTATATTAATAGTCCATATAAAGGTACTTATATTTCATTGGCTCAATGGTGTAACCAACCGGCAATTTTTAAGAAAAAAAGTTACAGAGAATTTTGTATGGCTAGACAAGAATATAGAAAAACTAGTGGTCTATGTTCAAATATGAGATATTTAATAGAATTAAAAGAAGTATATCCACCTATTGAAGAATATTATGACATAAAATATAAAGATTTAAAAGGAGAGATGTAATTATGAATAAAGCAGATAAAAATTTTATAGATGCTATGAATTATATATTTGAAAATGGAGTTTATGATGTAAACCCACGTCCATATTGGTTAGAAGAAGATGGAAGTCATACACCTGCACACACATTATTTGCATTTGATTGGAAGAATGTATATGATTTATCAAAAGGTGAATTTCCTTTTATGACACTTAGACCTATGGCTTGGAAAACAGGTGTAAAAGAACTTTTATGGATATTCCAAGACCAATCAAATGATATAAAATTATTAGAAGATAAATATAATGTTAAATATTGGGAGGATTGGAATGTTGGAGATGGAACAATAGGATATAGATATGGACACACAGTTAATAGATACAAATTAATAGATAATTTAATTAAAGGTATTAAAGAAAATCCTTATGGAAGAAGACATATTATGTCGCTTTGGCAAGACCAAGAATTTATAGATGAAGAAAAAGGATTACAACCTTGTTGTTTTATGACAATATGGAATGTAATGGGAGATAAATTAAATATGAAATTAATTCAAAGAAGTTCCGACCATATAACTGCTGGTAGTGGAATAAATGAAATACAATATTGTGCTTTATTATTAATGGTTGCAAAAGCAACAGGTTATAAACCAGGATTATTTGTTCACGATATAAGTAACATTCACATATATGACCGTCATATACCAATTGTTAAAGAAGTTATGAATAGAACACCTATTGAATGTCAACCTAAATTAATTTTAGATACCGATAAAACAGATTTTTATTCATTCACAATAGATGATTTTAGATTAGAAGGATATCCATTGGAAGAAATTAAGAAAAAAAATCCACAAGTAAAATTACCATTAGCTATATAAAAGGTGATAATATATGAAAAATATTATTTGTAAGCATTGTGGAAGATTTTTGAATATGTCTAAGAAAGAAAGAAAGGGGTTGTGTGATAAACATTATTTACAACAATTAAAATATGGATTTTTCTTAGATAATATTCAAAGAACAAAAAATGACCCCAATAAAATAATATTACACAATGACTATGCTTTGGTTGAACTTTATGATATAAATGGTACAGTTATTAATTATGCTATAATAGATTTAGATGATATAGAATTAATATCAAAATACAAATGGAGTTATCACAAAGGTTATGCTATAACAAAAGATAAAAAAACTAGAAAAGAAATAGGTATGCACAATTTAATAATGAATGTTCAAGATAAAGAGTTTTATGTAGACCATATAATTCATAATGACGAAGAAAAAAGAGGATTAGATAATAGAAAGAGTAATTTAAGAATTGTTAATCCAACTCAAAATGTTCAAAATTCTAAAAAATCAATAAGAAATACTAGTGGAGTTAAAGGTGTAAATTGGGATAAAAAAAGAAATAAATGGAGAGCAAGAATAACAATAGATGGAAAAAGAATAGAATTAGGTTGGTTTGACAATAAAGAAGATGCTATAAAAATTAGAGAAAAAACAGAAAATAAATATTGGGGCGAATATGGTTATAAGGAGTGATTTAATGATTAAAGCTATATTATGTATGGATATGTTAGGTAATATCGGAAAAGATAATAACCTATTATTTCATATTAAACAAGATATGCAATTTTTTAGAGAAAAAACTTTAAATCATACAGTTCTTATGGGATACAACACCTACCTTTCATTAGGTAGTAAACCATTACCAAATAGAAAAAATATAGTATTAGCAGATAGATATAAAAAAATAGAACCACACGATAACTTAATAGTAACAGAAGATTTAAATACAACAGTTGGAGAATGTATAGGTAATGGAGAAGAAATATGGGTAATAGGTGGTGCTTATGTATATAATGATACAATAGGATTAGATATGGTAGATGAAGTATATGTAACATTAGTACCTACTGTTGTGCCAAATGCAGATACAAGAGTTGATATAGAATTATTAATGAAAAGATATAAGAAAGCAGAGAAAATAAAAGATTGGATAGATGAAGATTTAAATAAAACAATATCAATATGGAAATTAAGTAAATATATATAAGAAAAGGAGGGATTGACCCTCCTTATTTTTTAAACATACTTCACAAATTCCATATATTTTGCACTAACCCAATACCCACTTTTCGCCTTTAACCATTTAGTACTTCCATTCATTTTTTCATCAACTATTGTAATAGCTACTCCTTTGTTGATTACTCTATCTATTTCATAAGAAGTACCCGCTCCTTTTCTACAATTTAATCCATCAGTAGTACATTTAGCAATATAAGGTTTAAATTCTGTTTTAACTTCTTCTTTTTTAGTTAATTCTCCTTTAAACCAAGACCAAGTATAACCCCATTTTCCTTCTTGTAACCAAGCTGGACAATGTTTTTTAGTCCAATCATAATGTCTTTTAACTTTTGATGTATCAAATTTATGATAAGCCATTAATATTTTAACTAATTCAATAGCATTTTTATATGCTTGTAATTGTCTAGCTTTATCATTAAACATACATATTTCGATACCTATTGATGTATTATTTCCATTAGTACAACCTGCATGATAACATTTATAGTTAGTAGATTGTGCTTGATATATTTCTTTATCGTCTACTGTGAAATGCCAACTTGCTATTCTACTTCCATTTTTATTACAATTTTTCATATAATTATGGTTATTTTTAGCTGCAGCACCAACATTACCTGTCATATGAATAGTTATACTAGTAGGATTTATTTTAACATTAGGAATTACTTTTCCTTTTGGTAATATATCAACTATTACATTAGCACTTCCTATTTTAGTTTCATTTAATCTATTATTAAGCATATTAACTCTCCTTTCTATCTAAACATGGCAAATATAAAAGATATAAGAGCAGAAAATACTGCCATACCCATTGATATAAAAACACTAGTTTGTTGTCTTTTACTATCTGCCATACCATTTCTTACAAATTGTTCCATTGTACTACTACGATTTTCTAATGAAGCTATTGACTTCTCATGTCTTTCGTTTTGCATTTCTAATTTTTCTATTTTCCCTCCAAGAGCCTTTGCATCTAATCTCATTTCTTCTATAATGTCTAATTTACTTTTAACTACTGCCATATCTTCTAATAATCTAAGTAGTAACTCTTGTGTTTGTTTTTCATCCATTTGCATCATCTACTCTTTGTCTAAATCTTTTATTATGTCTTTTAATTCTTCTATTTCATGTCTTAAATCATCAGAAGTTTCTCCATTTAACATCATTTGGCTATCTTTAAATCCTTTAGTAGTTCCGTCAATAGTAGCATTATATACATTAGCTATTACCATAACTAATAAATATGGATTTTTTACTGCTTCTACTAACATATTCCCTAATGCGTTCCAAGAAGTTATATCTTGTGTATTTATCCCCATATAAGTAGCAATTGGTAATATTATTGCCATTCCAAGCATAAACCAATATTGAGGATTTTGTAATCTCGCATCTAAATTTATACCTACTTTCTCTTTGAAGAATTTGCTAACTTTTTCAAACATATTATCACACCTTTCTTTGTATATTTATTTAAAAAGAATATATCCCTACTCTTTTCATTATATTTATAAGACTAGAGTAAGGATATATTTAAAATCTTTATGTATAAAAAACCACCATTTATCATATACTATTATTAATCAATAGGAAGTTATTCATTTATAATATCATCTAAGATAGTAGATAAATCAGTATCAGTTGAAGATGTATTATTATTTATACTTTCCTCTAAATCATTTAATAGTTTAACATTGACACTATATGTTATTTCTCCATCAGTTGGTATAGCACCACTAT